CAAATATTCCTGATTGTCCATGTTTCCATAGATTAGTAGTTGTATTTGCTCTATATTTCTCAATAGTATTAAGAATCTTTGCTACTATAGCCAATCTTTGTTGTTCTGTTAATGATACTAAAGGTGTTACCCCACCACGAGCTGGTCGTAAGGGAGGAGCTGTTTCAGCACTACTAAAAATATCTAATAGTTCATTTAATGTATTTAAATTAGGTCTAATATAAAGAGAATCTTGAAATTTATCACTTCCGGATACTCCTACAGTTCCTAAATTACCATTTGGATTTAGTATAACATCTAAATTAACCAAGAAAGCAAAATATGTTCTATCTATAAAATTCAACAATTTAGTAAATTTACTATCTAAAGAATCAGAATAAAGAGCTTGTGGATTAATAGCTATGTAACTACTTTCTACCACTTTACCTTCAACTGTTGCAGTGTTTTTAGTAATCTCGAAATATTGATTATCATACACTACATTATTAGCACTACCTGAAAAACTATAATTAAAAGTAGGATTTTTATAAAGTTCTCTACCTTGTAAAGTTAAGTAATATTCTTGAGTATTAAGTAATGCTTGTGCAGAATTCACACATGCTATAGCAAAATTCCAACCATCTCTTGCAATAGAGTCTGCTAATGCTTTGTTTTCTTCTGGAGTCACATATGTAGTAACTGGCCCAACTATAAAATTTACTTTTAAATAAGGTTTAGTACTAGTAGTTTGCATATTGGAAATTACATCACCATTTATATATGATGCTATAAATTCATCTTGTCCATAAGTAATTGTATTTAAAGTATCAGCTGATCTATAAAAATATAGTTTACTATTATCAGAGAGTGAGAGAAATGAATTTTGTTTATCATATACTATTAGTAAATCTCCAGCTTCTGGTGCAAAATTCCACACATTGTCATAACCATGTGTATAAGCTGTGCCTAGATACATAGGATGTTTTGCACTTGCTGGTCCATCTGCAAACAGAATAGGGGTAGTTAAAGTTACTGTACGAGGTACAGCAAGAGTATTACCCTGAACTATTGAACCAGTTACTACTGGGAGAGTGTCTTCTAGATTCTTTTCATAAAATAATGAGAGATAATCACCAGTTGTTAATGGATTCTCTCTGATAGAATTAATATAAATATTTCCCAAACCATCTGCAGAATCAATAGATTTTGAGATCATTGAGGTTACTTTACAAGTTTCTCTAGCAAAGGTAAAGAAGGTATTACTTATGTTCTCAGAGAATGCAGGCATCCAAGAGAAACGAGTTACCCAGTTATTTAATTGTTCATTATAACATAAACTCCATACCTTATCAGGTTCATTAAAAGTTTGGTCATAAAAAGTAAACATTAAATCATTCTTAAAAATGTTATAATGAGTCACTACATTACGTAATCCAATCATTGGAGTTTTATCGTAGATAGTAAATGTAATATTATCATTCAAGAATTTTTGTACTCTAAAATCAGAGACAACCTCAAACTTTTTACCATCAGTTCTCCATATTTTTTTAGCAACTGTATCAACCCCATATATATAATTCTTTGAGACTTTAATAGAATCAGACCATGAACTACCAATACCATGCGAAACCATCATAGGTTTTTCTGGTAATACACCAGCATTACGTAAGAAGATGTTTTCTCCTTCTGATTGTCCAGCCATGGTTCTCTCATTAATAGGTAGAATACCAACACCACTTTCAAATACTACAATTAAGTTACCAAACCATGAGATTATTTTAACAATAGCTCCAAACTCAATAGTGTAATCTCTATAATTTGTGCCTTCAAAAATTCTAAATCCGTTCTTAAATGCATCAGTAACATGTGTTTGTGAATACATTATTCTATTAGTAAAATCATTTTTAATAGCTGGGATATCAGAGACAGAGAAATAATACTTATCTGAGGTAGTTGAATTGTACCCAACATTCATTGCTCCGGAATCAGCTATTTTTGCTGTTCCTGCAAGACTTCTACTATATAGAGGATGAAATGATCTAGGTCTACCTGCTAAAGCATATTCTGAGATGTAAGTAGGATCTATACATCTGAATGCATAGTTAATATTACTACAAAATTTGAATGTAGCCCAATAACCTAATCTAGCAGCATTCACATCTCCTCTGTTGATCTTAGTTAATCCTTCTTGATTTAACTCTAAAGTATCAGTGTCTTTAACACCATATCCTTTAAAATTCTCTAAAGTATTAACGTCTACTATAATATCATTTACAGGAGCTTCTGGATCTTGAAAGTTTCTCAACATTCTAATAGATACTTGATTTATAAAACAATCTCCTCTATATACATCAATGCTTCTATATGAAGATTGTTTGTTTGAATCAATATCAAATCTATCCCAGTCATATCTATCTGTAATAGCCATAAATGGAGAGTTGTCATTATATCTTACTTTAAAATAAGAATTAACATTATTAACAGAATATCCAAGAGTTCTAATATTATAGAATCCACCAGAAGTTTTTAATGTACCTAATGATCCAACAAATGGAGTAAAAATTCCTCTTAATAATTCATTAGATAATTTAGAATAATAGATTCCATCTATAGTAACTGGTTGGTCTACTAATTCTAATTCTTTCTTTAAAAATGCTGAAAATTTCCAAGCTTCTTCTGCTTGTCCAGCTCTTGATGAATAATAAGAAGTGTCCAGACTAATTGAATTCACATCTTCTGGGACTAATATTAATTTAGATTTTTCAGTAGAAGATACTGGATTTTCCTCATAATCAGTTATTGTAAAATGAGTAGATAAATCATCTAATTCTTCTAAGGTTTTATTTACAGGTACATCTAAGGCAGAAAAATATCTTTGAAATCCACCTTTAGAAGTTTTAAATTTAGTACTAGTTAATGTAAAATCTGATCCACTAAACATTTGAGATAAATATTCTGAATTTAATAAAGCATCTGGTACAAGTAAAGCACCACCAGGATTTAAATTCTCTATACTAGCTCCCATTAAAATACTTTCATTAACAAAGGAAAAGAAACTCTCTCCTTTTAAAGGTATTCTATAGTAAGTAGTGTCTTTCATAGCAGCATTAATACTTGTATAAGCAGTGTTTGCATACCCAATTGAATACTTAGGTCTATAAATATGTATACCCTGAATAGTATGTACAACTTTCTTTAAGTCATTACTATATTCAGGTAACAAAGGTAATCCGGACATTTTGTCATGACCTATAGCCATGGCTTGTGAGAGTATTGTAGGAATTCTTTTTTGTCTAACAATAAAAAATCCTTTTGTATATTTTTTTAATTCTTCTTGTACGTTAACAGGTACTACTACTTTAATAGTAATAGGTTTTAATTCTGCATTAGTAATTTGTGAAGTAATAGAAGCTCCTCCTATTTTCACAACTCCTTTAGTATTTTCTAATTTATATTTAGATCCTACTAATAAATTATCCTCTTCTTCAATATAAACTCTATTTCCTTTAGCATCAAACAGAGCTTTATCAGAGTAAAAGTTTTCGTATGGGCTGGCAGATGAAATAGATGTGGTAGTATTATTACTAAAATCTCTCCCCCTAATATTATAGGGATCTGATAAAGAATAATCCTTCATAATATATACTATAGCAAATCTATACATTTCCTCATCCCAATAACCTGTGTATGAGTAAACATTATTACTATCAAAATAAGCAAATTTACCCTCTGTTAAAGGTGTGTACTCTGGAGTTAGAACTCCTACATTTACAGATTGTTCTGGGAATGGAAGTATGCGTAATGATAGATCTTTTAGTTCTCTATATGGTATAGTAGTCCTATGTATATTTGAGAGAAATAACATATTCTGAGCTTGCGCCAGAGTTTTATTTCTATCAATTATATTATATTGCACATTAATACTTTCCTTAGTTATAGGTGAAGTTGCTTCAAATCCTGTGATTTTTAAATCAATTGCTTGACTTTTAATAGTGAACTTAGTATCTATTTTAAAGTACTTAGATATCTCTTTCTCAGAGTAATCTGAAGTACTTACTGAATAGTATATATTTAGGAAATCATAATTACTATCTAGATTTGTTAATCTAAATGTTAATGCTTTCCCACTATTCTCATTGCCCATACCACCTCTAATAGATTTAGGATCATTAATATTACCTACATGACAACTAATTATACCACTCTCTGTAATTATATCTGTCTCATTTCCATCAGCATCTACTAATCTAAAATAGAAGACATAATTACCCACATTTAATTTACCATCATTATCTAATCCTAAAAATTCAAGTTTAGGTATTCTATTAATAGTCTTGTATAATCTAGTTTGATTATCAATCTTATCATCATCATAGATATTTGTATCTTTATTTCCTTCTCTATCAACTATATAAAAACGTCTTCCTTCTGTCACACTAAACCTAGAGTTAATTAATCTAGGAGGAGTGTGGTTATCTGAGAGAATTAGATTAACAGTCCCATCATATGAGGGTTGAATTTCAATCTCTACTGGGTAATTTATAGAGAAATCCAATTTAGTAGTGGAGAAATCCATAAGTTCTCCAGGAATTTTATCAGAAATGATATTTGCATTCCCAGAGTATCTTATATTTTGAAAAGGTTTAAACACATAGGAAAGATCCCCTTCGATTAAGTTCTTATCTAAAAGAATATTAAATTCAAACTTAAACTCTGCTGGAAGACTAAAAGTTAATCTACTCGTTAAGTCCGATAATAAAGTGGTGTACGTATTCGGATCTATTTCAGGAAGATCTACTCCTGTGTAATAAAGTTTTATCATATTTTATTTTTAATTAAAATTTTCTAATTGCTCTAACTCGTCTCTCATTGTTTTTAAGAACGGATGCATTATTAGGAGATCTATTAAAGTTAAACATAACAGCATGATCATTACTGGTATTTCCAGTTGCTTCTGTTGATGTCCAGTAATCTTGTCCTAAGCTTATACCTATTCCTTTATTTACCATACCTGATACTTGTATTTGATTCATTTCAAGTTGACTTGGCCAAAACCAATCAGTGTAACCATCTGCAGAATAATCTAAGACAGTTGCTACTGCATATGGTGCTGCACAACAATTTGAACTTATTAAATTAGTATTTGCAAGTCCAGTTCCTATAGCAGTTCCTGAGGCACCTGTTGTGTAATTATCACCACAAGTACATCCAGAATTCCTAGCCCAAAATACACCTGAGCTACAATCTTCTTTTGCCACAATAAGACCATGTTTACCTGTACCATCCACATAGAAGATTATTCCTCCTCCAAATGCTTCACCTACAGTATAGGTTCTATTATTAATTATCTCTGAGATACTCGGCTGTTCTACCATGTATTTATCAATACCATAAGTATTAATACTTTGCATGATTCTACTAGCTAATGTAGTAGTGTTGATAACAGGAATTTTTAAATTAGAGTTATTAATATTATTACTTTGTGCACAATCTTTTAAAGAAAAATAAGGATCAGTTGTTTGTACTGTGTATATATCACCATTTAAAACTCCTTTAATTACAGGAGTAATACCTGTGTTTGATGTTAAATAACTTGTAGCTTCTAATCTAGTTTTACTACTAGTGAATAGAGTTTGTACAGAGCCTGGACTTCCAGCATTTAACTGAATTCTTGTATTTCTTAAAGGAACCGTACATGTTGGTAAACTTGTGTAATTCCAAGGAATATTTCTATCTGCTCCAGCAATCTTTGCAAAGTTATACAAAATTTGGAAAGTAGTGTTATTACTTTTCCAATTAGTGATGATATCATCAATAGATTTTAAAGTAAATGGTACTAGAGTTGAAGAACCAAAACATACTTGAGTTAAATATCTTAAAGATTTGTCTACAGTTGGAGTTATTGTACTGTAAATAATGTTGTTAGTATTAAGATCCAAATTATCAACACCTGCTGTAACATAGTCTAGATTGGATCCATCAGCATATTGTGCTAATATAGTCTCTCTATAATTCTGATATACATATAGATCATCTAAATATGTTGTCCCAGTCATTCCTATATATGGTCTAGTGACTAAATCAGAGAGCCATAACTGGTTATATTTATTTAATGGAATAGCTGGATCAGTGACAATTAGGTCCACATAAATTGGAGTATTAGTTTTATATACTTGGTATATAGTCTGTATTACATCATAATTAGATGAGGCAGATTTACATCCTATAACAAATTGAGTTGGTGTAAATACCACTCCTGTTCTAGTTTCACTAACTTTAGTAGTATCTATTTGATCTACTACAACTCCAATATTATAAATAGCTGTGTAAATTAAATCAGTACTAGAATTATCAGATAACTCTAAAGATAAGTTAATGTCAATACCTAAAGCACAATAGAATGTAACTGTTTTAGGGACAACTGATCCAGTTGGTGGTACAATAATAGAGAAACTTCTAGTATTATCATCTCCTCCAACTAATTTGAAATTAGTGTATTCTGATAAAGTACCAAATGAATTAGCATTAAATCTTTTGGATTTAATAGTTTGAGCATTTATCCATGTAAAATATTTAAAGTTTTTATTTCTAGCAAAATCTCTATTGTAAGCATAAAATAAAGATGGAGCAATAGTTAATCTTTGTGATGATAAAGTAATGTTAGATAGAGTAACTGTGTCTAAAATATCAGTTGTAGTTAATGCCGCTTTAACTGTAGCAGAAGTACTTGCTGTATTATCAGCACCACCTTTAGACCAGATAAAACTTGTGGTAATCTCAGGAAAGTTATTATAAGTAAAATCTTTATCAAATGTATTTGTCTGAAAATTAACTAAACTTCCTTTTAATTGTATGCTCTTCTTAAATAAACGATTGTCTACTACTCCAAATAATAATGGTGCTCCAGTAGTTTTACTTGTAGGTTGTAATGCAATGGTGCCAGTTTGTGATGGTATAGTTATATTACAATTACTTAGAATTTTAAATTTGAAATCTTTTGGTGAACCTCCTGTACTCAGAGGAGTTGAAAGGTATTCATTACCAGCTGGAAATAAATTAGGACTTAAAGCAACGCTTATATTTGTAATGCCTAATTTCATAGCAGCCTCAGAGAAATTATGGTGACCTATAGTAGTGATGTTAGTATCTGATATTAAATAAAAATGTCCATCATAAGCATTTCTATAATAAGAATCTACATAAGACCAATTAGTTCTTAGTAAATCATTTGAGGGAGTTTTATATAATTCATTAAATACAGGTCCCCCATATAATCTATATACATCAGCTGGATCTCCAGATACTGGTATATAGTTAGTTTCATTTGTAGTAAACACTGCAGTATTCGTTAAAGTTAGAGCACCTAAACCACTATCTGCTAACTGTGTTCCTAAGTAATTTAAATCATAAACTCCATTGTATAAAAGACCTTGTACAATATCAATAGTACCAAAGTTCTTTACATTAGTATTTACAAATTTAGGGATAGGAGAAGTATATAGCAATTGAAAAATATTATAGTCTACTGAAGGTGTTCCTTCTTTACCAAATATTCTAACCAAATAGCAATGATCTTTTCTAAGAATAGATGTGATTGATTTTCTATTACCTGAGGCAATTATTTTTTGAGCAGACACAGATGTTTCTATTCCTGAGGCAGGATATCCTCCTTGTGTACTTCCATCAAAAGTTCTAGTAGCAGGTGCACTAGATAACTGTAGAACTGTAGTACATTCTCCCTCAACAATTGGGACATCAAGTTTTAATGTGCTTATATTAGACCAGAAATCATAGAACTCAATATTTGTGTTAGCAATACCTACTTGTCCTTTGTATAGAAAATTATATTTTATAGTCATACTATTTCCATCAGCTGCTAAACTATACGCAAAGTGATTGTGTGCATCTACTCCTAAGGGTAAGGCACTAATCTCATATGTTTTAGTAGTTATAAAGTCAGTTAATTCTCTATTGAACTGATCTATAGGAGTACAAGTAACTGTTAATACAGTACCAGCTATAAAAGAAACTGCTGTGTTTGGTACATCTTCTTTAGTTATAATAACTTCCATAGAACCATTCTGATAAGCTTCATAATCAAAATATTTATCATTAATTACAGTTCCCTCAGAACTAGTAGTTCTTATTTTAATAGTTTTTACTTTAATTGCTGAATTTTCTATAATAGATGCTTTCTCAAAAATGATTTTGGCTTTAAGTACATTACCAGTATTATCACCAGCAAGAGTAAAATCAAAAGCCTCTAAAGTACATGGTGTCATTATTAAAATAATCACTGCTTTTGCATCATCTTTATAGACTTTATACACGCCATTTACGCCAGTTAAACCTGGAGAAGGAGTGTAGTCTACATCGGAGTATTGGCTTGTAAAATTAGGTGCTAAACTCAAGGGAATAGGTGTTAAATTTCCATCTATATCCATGATGTAATAGTTGAAGGTAAAATAACCATTTCCTCTACTTTTACCATCCACAATTGTTGGTGTATAGTTATTCACAAATTTTGAGAGTATCTCTTGTGCTTGTGACCAGGTAGTACCATTAAGAGTTAAAGCAATTCTAAATTTATCTCCACTTGTAATATAGGAAGTTAATAAATTCATGCCGTGATTAATACTAACAGATTGTTTTAAAGCAGCAGAATCTCCCCATAGATCTGTGATTGTTTTAGTTGTTAGATTATCTCCATCACTAACTACAACATATCTTTGTGGTGAGGGTAAACTTCCTACTCTAGTTTCTTTTGTAAAAGGATTATGTGCAACAATATACATAATACCATTATACTCTTTAATACCTAAGGGTATAAACCCATGAGGCAAAGCATCTGGATCTTCTGTGTCAGCACCTGTTACTCTTACTTGAACATTACCTAATTCAGTTTGTAGATTAAATTCATCTCCATTATAAGTAATAATAGTTCCATTTAAACAGTCTGTTAAAACATCCTTTGGTGTAGACAGAGGGTTTAAATCCATATTTAATCCTTTTCCAAATGAATTCTGGGTTATTTTTTTCATTATATATTTGTTTTTAATTTTAACTCTCTTTTTCTTTCTCTTAATGCAAGTAATTTAGAGCCTTCCTCTGAGATTACGCAATCTTTTAAGAAAAAGTTTTCTTTCTTCTCCATCCAAAAAACTTCTTTTTCTGGAATCATATGATTTAATTCTACTTGGTAAATGTATTTAATACCAGTTCTAATTATACATTCTTTTAATAATTTATATAAAGTAACTGTAGAGAGTACGCCATTTGTAATAAACTCTAAATTTTCTTCTTCTGTTAGTCCTATATAACGTATTCCATTCCAAGGTATTTTAGATTCTTTAAATAGTAATTGTCTTTTAGTATGTTCTTTATATGTACTTTTTATCCATTGCTCTGAACTCTCTTGAGAATATTTACCTATAAACAAAGAATACTTTAAAAATACATCATTTCCTATACGTATATAGTGATGTAATTTTTTAAATCCATATTCTACTATATAATCTATTGAGGATTCCTCAATAAATGGAAATAATTTATATAATTCTTGAGAATAATCCTCGTATTTTTTGTAAGCCATTCAACAATATTTAAATCCATCATTAGTTTTTTGTATAATCTCATCTTTTAGTCCTTTTCCTGGAATTATCTGTCTTTCATAATGCTTATTTCTATATTCAAATTTCATAACAGGTTGAAATATAGTAAAGTTTGATTCTAAAAAATCTAATCCCTCAAATTTACCTGAAACATATGCTTTTTTAAACTTATCTCCTTGTAATTTTCTCCATGTAAACATTGAGAAGGCTTTAACCGGGAGACTAAAAGAACTCCCGGTTTTTACCATATCTTTAATTATAAGTTCTATTAAAGCATAGAATATTTTACATACTAAGGCTAATTTAGAACTATATTTATAAGCAACTTGTAGCTTTTTATGGGTTATATCACTCTCTTTAAATTTTATTTTACTAACATCAAAGGATTGAAATAGATCCGAATTAGAAAAAGCATGTGCATTTCTATGCATTATTTAAATGGTTTAAAAGATTTACCAAAACGTTTACGATCCCAACTTCCTTGAACATCTAAAAGATCATTCATAAAGTTCTGTGATAAGTACTCAGGAGTTCTGGCATCATCACAACTTCTTTTCCATTCATTTTGAATCAATTGTGATTGTTGTAGTAATGCTGAGTCCTTTGTCATTGTACCTTTCTTTCTCATGTATATGAATGCACAATAATTGGCTAAAGCTTCTACTTCTTTAAAATTTAAACAAGGTAATCCCTCATCATCTACTAATACTCCTTTATATAAAACAACAATATTTGTTTGATTTACATTTGGAAAGTATAAAGTATTTCCAGAACGTTCATATTTTAATTGTTTACCTCTTACATAATAAGGAGATTGATCTGTTTTTCTACTCTCTACGTAACTTTCTACAGTTAATGCAGAGTAATCTTCTCTTGTTACATTCTCAGGTTTATAAAAATCTTCTGTGGTAGAATTAACAGATTCTATAATATCTACATTTGGTGGAAGGTCTACATACCCACCTGAGATAGTTGTCTCATATTTATAAAGCTTGGTATCTTTATTTCCTACATGATTCCAGGCCCAATAAGCCCAGGATTCAAAGTCATCCGGATCTAAAGCTATACCAAAGAAACTTTTAACATGAGTAATTACTGTATAAAAAGGGTATTTTTCCATTTATTAAGGTTTAATTGAATTATCACTTGGTTGATGCAAATATACGACTTGTCTGTAATTTCTCAAAAACTTTTCGGTTATTCTTTTCTCTATATCAGCAGAAAAGAAAGAAAAATAGTCACCACTATCTGGACAACATGCAAATTCTGAGAGTTGTCTTGGATCTTTAGGAATAAGAACAGCTGTAATTTCTTTCATGATAGGTGTATTAAAAACATACACATCATATTTTCCATTTCTATTAGCAGCCATATCTACCCAAACATATGGTTTATGTGCACGTCTAGTACGAAATTTATTGTAAATGAATGCACTATCTGTATATATTTTAAAAGGATTCTGTCTATTAGCAGAACCTATGTATTCTATTGCCTCTTCTCCAAAATCTAAGATTACTTGAGGTATCTCAAAATGCAGATAATTGGTTCCAGGCTTTACCACTCCACATGAAACAGGACAACGTTCTATTGGAAAACATTCTAAAGTAAGACATGGAATTGGAACTAATAAATCCTTTCTAGGTATTAATCCTTTTACCATATACTCTTTAATTATAGCAAGTCTCTCTGCAATTATAGCATCCTCTATATGTTCATGTGTCATTGGAACATTGGCATTTGTGCCTTTCAATCCTGAGACTATATTGTTATAGATAGCAGATGTTAATTGTTCTAGTGTCATAATTATATTATATTAAAAAAGGTAGATAGGTTACCCTACCTACCTTTCGGTTAATTAGTCAATATGTTATCTTATGCTTCAGTTGGTGGAGTTACCGCACCAGTTAAATCAGCACCAGAAGCTGCGTCAATAATAGTTAAACCTAAAACTTTTAGAATCATATCAAAGTTATATAAACCAGATACAGCACCAGTTCCAGATAAATGTCTAGAAACAGTAGGAGCAGCTGCATTTACATAAAGTACATGAGTTGTCTTAGATGTTGCTAAACCACCTACAGCAGAAGGATCCATTACACCACGTTCAGCTTGATACTCGAAAGTATATTGATTGTATGTGGCACCTGCAACAGGAAGTTCTTCTTGGTTTTCACCGAATGGACGGAAATTGTCAAGTGTTGGTAATCTATGATTTTTAAGCAAGTCAGTGTAATCTCCAAAAGAAGCTGTTCCAACTGCTACTGCAGTTACAGTTAATGGGATTTGAGTTGCTAAACCTGTTACTAAATCTAGAGATTCAAATGTGATATCTTTAAATTGAATAAAAGGGTTACCTACTGATGTAAAAATCAAGTCAGCAGTTGATGTAGTTGCTAGAACGAAGTTATCGTAAGTTGCAAAAGTTTTATTGAAAGCATCTTTTAATGCTGTTGCTAAAGTAGCAGCAGTTGTTACAGAAGCTAGTGCTTCAACATAGAAAGGTTTACCATAGGTAACTCTATCACGTGCAAATTGTCCATCAGCATATCCGTTAGTATTGATCTGTAGACCTACTCTGTAAAGAGTACCAGCTACGACAGTAGGGATAGTGATTTTACTCTGTGCTAAGGTAGCAGCAGTAGCAACACGTTTGTATACTTTTGATCCTTTAATGCTATCTGTAGTACCACCTACAATAAATTTGTTTAGGCGCTCAATATAAAGAGCTTTTTTAGTGGCTTCGATGCCCGGATCCCAGTTTACACCAGTTGCTGGAGCTGTAAGAGCTCCTAATAGACCTTTAACTTTTGTAAGGTCGTTTAAAATTGTTTCAGTTGTGAAATTAAACATAGTTCAAAATTGTTTTTAAATTAATAAAGCATTATCTATCCTTGTCTTGGAGGTATCATTGTTTGATTTAAAGGAATATTATTCTGCATTCTAGGATCTCCAGTTTGCTCCAAAACAAGTGCTGTTAATTTTTTGACTATCTCATAACAGTAATTCTCTGGGAATTCTAGTTTTTGTGAAATGTCTGTATCTGACTCTAACTCTTCGTATGTAAGATAGAGGTTTTTTGGGTCCGTTTCCTTAATAGTTTTATTAGGGAGGTTAGGCTTTTTTAAATAATCTATATATAAAGTAGTTGGCTTATAAATGCTTTTGTCTCCAACTTTAAGTTCAATCTCATAAGTAGTTGTAACAGTTAAAACAGTTTTCTGAAACTCATGCATGTATAAATAAGGCCTCTTATAAGAGGGTTTTGTATAGTAATCTTTAAATATACCTGAGTTTATCTGACTATCTAATTTAATCGGTACAGATTGCCATGTGTCTTTGCAGGGTGTAGTTCCTGTAGCTTTTGTAAAATTAACTACTCCACCTGGAAGTAAATGCCAGTAATCAGAAGGAAGTTGATAAAAATCTCCCTCTGATAGACCAGCGTTAATTAAGGTAGCAGAGCGTGTTAACACCCGTAAATTATCAGTGAGTAATTGGTTTTGCTCATAAAAAGCATACCATTGATTACCTGTTTCATTTATGGCTTTACCATATAAATAATTAAAAGACTCAAGTAAAAGAGAAGGAGCCTCGACTTTATTAGTCTCCGTTAAAAGGTAATCATAAACTTCTCTTGATGTCATAATTATTATTTTTTAATTGTTTTTGCTTTGTATGTTTCTGGGGCTACTGCTCCAGGAATAGGTTCTGGTGTTACGTCTTCACCTTGCTGACTTTTAGCATAATTACTTAATACTAAGTCAGGGTAAGTTTCTGCTTTAATGATTCCTACCATAGTCTTATTAGCAGGCTGTTTAAACCAATTAATAACTGCTGAATCAGCACTTCCTAAGATAGTATCTGCGTAATAGAATAATCCATTTCTATTTAGAATAACATTCTTATCTATAGCGTCAAGTAAGAAGATTCTTAATTGTGTATCCCCACCTGTGTATAAATCAATAATTTTTTCTGGATCTTTCTCTGCAATAGAATGTAGGAAATCTTGGATATCACTGATGGCACTGCCTTTCATTTCATGTCCTAAGATTCTTACCTTTTGGTTCAATCCTTCTAGAGAATCTCCAAAGATAAATCCGATTGCTTTATGTATGATAAGTTTTCTGTTGATTTTGATTTTAGCTTCTTGACCTGGACGTTCAATGTAAAATTCTGCTGTTCCGTAACGCAATGCATTACCATCAATAGTTAGATTTCCAAGTACGTCTTTTTCTGTTCTATCCTGAGCAATTCTCTTAGAGTGTTTGATAGAGTCCCATTGTGCAGCCTCTACTTGATCAGTTAGGTTAAATTCTTTTCCGTCAGTAATTTCAATGACATCCGTAGATTTCACATAAAATTTACCTGATTTACGATCCACATCTGAAAGAATCATGTCTCCTTTAGAGTCCACTTCTCTTACTGAATCTGGGAATCGATTAGTTTTAGGATCCTTAGCAGGTTCCATGTAGCATTTAGTAATTTTAAATACGCTACGAATAATAATTCTGTCTTCCATATTAGTTCAATATTATTGTTAATTCCGCAAATATAAGAAAAGTTTTTCAATTAGTTGCAAAATTTTAGTAAAATTTTTTAAAAAAAAGAAAGGGAGCATTTCTGCTCCCTTTAATCTGTTGTATTTATTACTGTTCCATCATGATGAATGAACGGTAAGGATTGTAAACTCCAATACCTGCATAACCCATGTGAATAATTTTACTACCTGCAACAGCAGTATTTACATCACCTGAGGTAACACCATCCATACCCCCAACACCTTTTAGTACGCCACGAATAAATTCGCCACCTTTTAAGGTAAACATTTGAGCAGCAGGAACACCTGAAGTTTTATCTGATGTTAAGTCAATACATAATCCGTAACCTTTATCAGGGTACTCATAAGTTAAACTTCTATCAACGTGGAATGTTAATTGGTTACCACCGAAGTTATAAGTATCAAAGGTTGCCCCTACTTCTACCATACCACCGGCTTTCTTCGAGTAGAAGAATACACCATTAGTTTTCCAGTCTTTAAGATAATCTCTAAGAGTTCTTTGGATTTGTGTCCACATTTTTTCGTTACATACAAATACCCATTGGTTACCAGTTGGTTCTTTGGCACGTTCACGCATTGTTTCAATCATCGTATCAAACGCGTTGATAGTTAATTTAGCGTAAGCATATTTATTTGCATATCTTTCGATTTGTGCGATAAGTCCATCTCCCATAGGGATAGCACGTCCTGTTTTTGGATCTGTAATGGTACATTTACCATTCTTATCATAGTTAGATTTCCCAAATAACATACCTTGGTTTCTAGCCAACATGAAAGATTCAAGACATTCCTGTTCTTTTTTCTTCATCTTGTAAACGACTTCTTTGAAGTTACCGTTATTAGAAGCATCTGGTTGTCCAATTGAAATAAATACATCTTCTAGAGCAGCGAACTGACTTGAGAAAGATACATCATTTCTATGAAGAGAAATATGATTTCTATGTCTTTCAATATTTGATTGGTACTTAGTGTAACCTTCTTCTGATAGTTCAGGGTGGTAGTTAGAAATCCAACGTGTAGTTGAACCGACTTGAGTTCCTGTAGTATCCAAAATAGTTGAGTAATCTGCGTCAATTAATTGTACAATTAATTCCCAGTAATTATCTGCTTTTCTAAGAGGTGAACTCTTAACAAAACATTGCTGACGAGTTCCTTCGATACGGAATGTATCATATTTCTCGTAATATCTTTCTTTGAATGCCATGATGATATCAGAACCATTCAATCCTGTTCCCGTAGGTACAGCTGCAAATTCTACACGTTTGATGAAATTAACATCGATCTCCCATTCAAATACCATTGCATCAATGTTCTGGAATTTAGAAGCTTTGTTTTCATTGTAGTAGATGTTCATCAGCGATTCTGTTAAGAAAGACGCTGTTAGATTTGGATACATTTTAGAGACGATACCTAGTCTATGAGGGCGAAGTCCAAGGAATTTTCCAAAGTCTTCATAAGTCTTAGTTTGGCCCATTGAGGGTTGCTGACTAACAAAATTAGTTACTAAAGCCATAATTTAATTTATTTTCGTTATTAATCGTTTATATTATATAAGTCATCAAGATGGGTGATTTTTTGAGTTGGGGCCGCTTGTCTAGTTTGTGGAGTTGTTCTTATTCTATTTACAGGAACAGTTGGAGTGCCTTTTACAACATCTTCTCTTCCTTTTTGAAATGAACTTTTTCTAACATTTTCTATTTCTTTTGCATAATATTTATGTAGAATATCAAATGCTTCTTCTCCCTTTGCTATAAACCATGCTGCTCTAAATAATTTCTCAGGGTCATCTAGTGCCTTAACTAACGGAGTTACACCGTTTAAATCTCTATCTATTATTAAGTTTATCACATCTTCTTTGTCTTGTTCTTCTAAATCTATACCGAACATATCACTAGTTTTAGATGCTATGTCGTTTAATGTAGAAGTTATCTGTTGAAAAGCCTCTTCTTGTGCTTGAGTTTCTTGAGCGGATACTGCTTTTCTATCTTCTTCTTCTAAGGATTTATATTCATTCCTTATTTTATCTACTTCCTTTTTAAATAAATCAGGGCTTTCTAAAGCTTTTGTTAGTTTGATCTCCAATTCTTCATTGGTAAAGTCATCAAATTTAGCTTTTAAATCTAGTACATATAATTCTTCATCTGAGTAGCCATCTATTTCAAATGTGGCTTGTTCTCCAGTAGCTTTAAATTCTTCTACTGCTGTTCTTCTATGGTAATCTATTAGTTCATCAAGAGTAACATTATTCTCTCTTAAAAAATTAACAGCTTCTACTTCTTTATCTTCCAATCCAAAATTCATATCCGAATCACTAGATTCTAATAATTCTAATTGTTCAGCTTGAGTAAGAGAATTAAAATCTCTAACTACTTCTGTACCATCTTCTTCTTCAAAAATAATTTGAGTAGAATCTACTATACCTTTATTTTTTAGTAAAAGTGATACAATATCTGAATCTGATGGTTGGGTTGGTTGTGTTTGATCTTGTTGATTTGTGTCCTCTTCGCGTATCTGTTTGATAGTAGCTGTTTCATCAAATTCTGCATCATCTGCACCATCTAATGATCCCAATTCAATTGGACTTAAATCAGGATTGGTTCCTGCAAAATCGTCATCGTCTGTTAGGTAACTATCATCGATAACCTTCATTGTTGTGTCTGTCATATTATTTCATATTAATTAATTCCGCAAATGTATATTTATTTATCCACAAATACAAATGTTTTATTAAAAAATATGAAATAATTTTACGACATAAATTATACCCAGTAACCGTCAGGAGCAGCAGCACAAACTAAAGCTTGTGTATTAGCAAGTACCCATGTAACAAGTGGTCTTATTGCTATCTGAATATAGGTACCTGCCTCACATAAAACTGGAGTCTGTGGTTTCCAAGAAATAGGACCTAATGAAGTTCCAATTGGTGTAGTAATAGGTACATTAATAAAACCAATGATAGCTCTTCTTACCCCTTTAACTGGAGTAGTCTGTGTAGTAATAGCTTCAGCTGTAGCAGGAGAAATATTAGTACAACCATAATTAAGTTCTACAACACATGGAATAGGACCTGCATTTGTTCCCGCAACTATTCTTGAGGTCATAAAGAAATCCATACCAGTCAACATAATACCTTTAGCTGGTGAGATAGGTGCTGCAATTACTGGAGCTGGAACTAAATAACTAAACATAATCCAAGCTGTATCAGCAGTTAATGATGGCCCTGTGGCATTAGAAGTTGTTTGATATCCTCCTAAACCTGCAACACCAGATGTTCCTAGAGCTACTGCAGAAACAGTAGTTGCTGTGGCTGGAATAGCAACGTTGGTAATACCAGCTGTTAATGTAGAACCAGTTGATACTCCATTAGAAGGTAAAATCTGACAGTGTTCTTGCATTAAAGCCATTCTATGTGCAAACGGTAAAGCAGTTTCCATATCAGCAATTGATACACTAATTGAAGAAATATTTAATTTCTGTGCTGTCAGTGAATTAGCAGAACTCATATATAATCTTGCATATATAAATAATTGCTGCGATGCTGTTAAAGCCGGTGTACTATTATTTTTTAAATCATAAGAATATACCAAGACATCATTAATCCAAAATTCGCAACTATCATCATCCATGAAAATAATATAATGGTTTACTTTAGTAATATCAAAAGCAATCAATGCTAATTGTGTTGGATTTACTATTGAATTTACAAGTTCAACGTTGTTGTTCATAACCACACAAGATAAACCTGCTGTAGTATATCTAAAAAATACTCCATCTGTTGCAGTAACATTTACTGTTCCAGCTGTTAATCCAGCTCCCCATTCTACTGTTGTGTTATTAAAAGAAGTGGTAGCTATAGAAGCTCTTATTTCTACATAAGTCCCAAAAGCTGAGAATGTTTGGAATGTTTTCCAAGACTTTAAAATACACCCTTTAGTTGTGGCAACTGAACCAACTGCATTTAGAGTTAAAAACCCACCAGCCTGTACTATTGTAGCTGTATCTAAGGGTGTTGCCCACTTACTTGTATTAATTACTGTACCAGAAAATATCTCATTGAAAATCATATTATCTGTTCCTACTCTTACTCTAAAGTCACCAGACACATCTACTGGTAAAACTTCTCTTATACCAGTTATAATTCCTTCATCATGTCCTCCACCTAATGCTGCATATCCAGCTTTATTAGGATTAGTATTTAAAGCCACATTTAATTCATGATCAGCAGTTACATTTACTAAACCAGCTGTATCGGAACCTCCTTTTATTGTTATCATTTTATTTTTATTAAATTGTTATTATATATTGTACTGTATGATTTCCACTGGCACCATTAGCACTGTTTGCTCTTATATCAAATGAGACATTATCTATTATGTTTTCTATATTGAAAGTAACTCCTGTGACTGCAAATTCATCTAAACTTGTCTCTGGAGTAGCTATTGGAATAAAATTAATTCCTTTAATGGCAGATCCAACTATCGTAGAAGCAGTTACGGTAACTATAGTAAATTTATTTTCATTACCAAAGTCTAATACAGCTTCTCCAGATAAACCTGCTACTATTGTTATTCCTCCATATTCGAAAGCTCCAATATCAGGAAGGCCTACTCTAGTCTTTCCTAAAAAATCAGTAGTAACTCCAACATCTATACCAGCATTAATAGCTGGAGATGTACTTTGTAAATTATAATCAAAACCAGCTTCATTAACAAAGAGAGGATCTGTATTTATTAAGTTTCCTATAATAGTACAACCATCAATTGTAGCTCCTACATAAAGTTCTCCATTTCCACCATATGCTATATTATTTTGAATAAATACAGAAGCATATGTATAACCAACTTGATATATTTGTATTACATATTGTAAGTGATCTTTGAATATATTATTAGTTATTCTAACATTATTCATAGAACCCCACATCATAACATGTCCAGCATAATGGAGTTGATTATTATCATGTAAAGTATTGTTTACAAAGTCTAGATGATGAGTAGTTTCGTCATTACCTGAGTAAATTTGTAAAGCAAATCCGCTGACAATGTGGTGAAATACACAATTTTTTATTGTAAAATAAGAACACCCATTAACATATATTCCATGATCATGGTCTGTATAAGCAACAGCCGATGGACAGCCTTCTTCTGGATGTAATCTTCCAATGTTGTCAAAAGTACATCTCTCAAAAGTAGTATAAGAAGCTTGGTAAAAATAAGTAGCTCCCAATCCAAAATCTGTGGTAGTACAAACTCTTCCTAAATCATGTAACCATAAATCTCTAAAATTTAAATGATGATGTGCTTCACCTGTAGCTATCGCAGTTCCACCTATATTTCTTATTTCAAAACCTTCTATATTTAAATAATCTGCCCAAATACTTAATCCAACTTGAGTATAATTACTTTGTCCATCAAAAACAGCATAACCATAATTTCTAGCTTTATAAGTAATATAATTACCAGCAGTTCCTGATGTAGTTAATACTGCAAAATCATCTACCCCAGCTGTATAAAGACCATCTTCAAAAATTACTGTATCTCCTGGAACAACTCTAGTATTTGCATAGGCCAAACTAGCCCATGGTGCACTAACAGTTCCTGCTCCTGCATCTACTCCTGTTGGAGATACATAATAAATAGGAGTTGTAGTAGGAGTTGTAGTTGTGCTTCCTAAAGCAGTTTTAATATTAGCCCAAGTCCATTTATATTTTGTGCCGGCTTTTTCGATTACAAATAAATCTGTATCAGCTGGTGTACTATTTGCTGTATAAGCTGCAATTCCACCTATATATCCGGCAGTTGCATGATTTCCCCATCCATATGCTGAGTTCCAATTAGCTGAGTTATCAGTTAATGATGTACCCCAAACACTTCCTGCAGAAACTGCTATTCCTACTCCAGGATAAGTCATTCCTCCTCCTGAATATTGTGGAACATTTAATACCCCTGTGGTAGATGAATAAGTAGCCGCTCCAGAGGATCCTGTAGTAGTTAAACTTATAGCACCTCTTGCTAAGGCATTTGTAAATCCGACTGTAGAGGAAGGTGCAAAATCTGTTGAGGCACTATTAGCAGCAGTACCAAAGGTTCTTTGTGCTAATACGTTGGTTCCTATAACTAATCCTAAAGAAGTTCTTGCTGTAGCTGCATTTAAATTTGTAGTTCCACCATCCCAGTTATTTCTTTCTGAGTAAGCTGTATTCCAATTAGTAGAGTTATCTGTTAATATAGAGTATACTCCTGCGGAGGCTCCTCTTAACATTATACCTTGTGCTGTAAAATCACCATCTTGTACTACATCTGCATGCGAAGTTTGAGACGTTAAATATCCCATTCCTGTCCAAGGAGTACCAGTAACATAAACTGTTGTATCAAGACCAAATGTTCCAGCTGCAGTCATCTTTATTAAAGGAGATCCTGTAGTCCAAGTTAATCCAGATAATGAAGTTAAAGAAGCAGAACTTGCTTGCTTTGCACTATCATTACCGTTTAATTTTTGTATAGCTTGTAATATAGTGTCAGTTGCTGCAACTACACCACTTCCAGAAACATAACCTGTGATTAATTTACCTGTTACAGTTGCTGCTGAAATTACAGTAGCACCTTGAGTTCCAGTAACATCTCCCAAAAGTGAGCCTGAAAAATTAGTTGAGGTACCCGAAGAAGTTATATAACCTAATCCAGTCCATGGTGTTCCAGTTACGTATCCCATACTTGTCCAAGGAGTCCCTGTTACATAACCCACTAAAGCATGATTGCCCCATCCGAAAGCTGTATTCCAGTTCGCAGAATTATTAGTTATAGAAGTTCCCCAAGCTGAACCTGTAGACAATGGAATACCAACACCTGGCCAAACCATTCCTGATCCACCTGAATATTGAGGAATGTTTAAAACACCAGTAGCAGGAGTGTATGTTGCTGCACCAGTTGTTCCAGTAGTTGTTAAAGATATAGCATTTCTAGCTAAAGTATCTGTATAACTAACTGTTGAAGATGGAGCCGCTCCTACTTCTGAGTATGTATAAGTAGGTTTAACGCTATTCTTTGCCCAAGCATATACGTCTGAGGCTGTACGACTGTCTGTTAAACGAGAATCATTTCCTTGAGTAACAGTGCCGGCAATAGTTCCAAAGTTTTTATTAAAAGCAGTATTCTTACTAAATACTGGTTCTTTTCCCCCTAGTGCTGTAGCTATTGTAGTGGCAAAGTTAGGATCATTTCCTAAAGCTACAGCTAATTCGTTTAATGTGTCTAATGTAGTAGGGGAAGAATTTACAAGTGCAGAAATTGCAGCAGAAATATTAGCTGGTGTAGCTTTACTGTCAAGAGCAGCTTGTAGAGAAGTTATCTCGGAGATTCCATAAATAGGTTTACTTATGTTTTTAGCCCAAGAATATACATCAGATGCGGGCCGGCTATCTGATAAACGAACGTCACTTGTAACCACATAATTTGCATCATTGGTAAAAGCACTTACATTAGTAGGTTTCCCAGAGACTTCACTCCAAGAAGGTACATATCCTATTGGTCTGTATAAACCAGCATGACTCCCCCATCCAAATGCAGTGTTCCAATTAGTTTTATTTTGAGTAGTTATTCCATAAGCTGGAGATGCTACAAAAATAGGATCTGTTTCTGCAGGTGGAGGTGGTAAATTATCTATTTTAGTTTCTAAAGCAGTATCACCTAGTGTTATAGTAGCATTTATGTTAGTGGTCAGAGTATTTAATATCTCTCTTATACCATTCTGACTAATAGTATCATTAGTAGATGTTCCAAGTACTTGTAAAACATTTAAAGAGGCTGGATTATATGGGTTTTGTAAAGGAACCAGAGCAATCTCTTTAAGAGTAAAATCTATTTGTAAATGAGCAGGGCCCCCTATAAGTATAGGGGGATGAAACACAGCAGTACTAGAAGTTGGGGTGATTGCTGCACCATTAAAGATTATAGGTTCGTCCATACGTATTCATAGTATTGTTGTTCTGTTAATAAATTTGTTTCGAACGCTTCTATAAATAGTTTTAGATTTTTATAAGGAAGTGGATTACCTCTATTATAAGAATCTAAAACTTTTATAAAACTGTTGATTATTTTAAGTTCTATTTCACGCATTACATCCACAGTTTAGGTTTACATTAGTGTTACAAATATTACAAGAAGAAGTGATAGATTCAATAATATGAAGTGCTTGATATACTAAACCAAGTTCAGCTGAATATTTAATCACCGCTAAAGACATTTGTAATAAGTCTTTGATTTCTTCTTCATTGCGGGTAGTCGTAGTAGTACTAGATAATTTACTATCTAATATTTTTCTTAGTAGAGTTGAGTAACAGTTCTCCATATCAGAGACAATTATCACTTTTAATGAATCTTTTGTTAAAGCAACATTATCTAATAATGTGCTAATATCTGAGACTAGTACTGTATTAAAATAAATATTTCCACCAGATATATAATATCCTGTAGGAGAAACTACCGTTGAGATAGGTACTTGATGTAGTTCATATAGACCATCTTTTAAAAAGTCATATATAATTTCCTCATTGGTTTTAAAAGTTGTTAGTATAGTTCTAACTCCTGTGGAAGCTAGTGAAGTAACTATGGTTACCATAATTTGGTTAGTCAATGTTACTGCAGCAAGAGTGAATCCGGTTTTAGTATTTATTATGTTCATCCTATATTTTTAATTTCGTCATTACCTTTGTTAGTATCTGCTAGTTGTAGAACTTCAGCTTGTATTTGTTTTTCTTTTAGAGAGATCTCTCTATCCTTAAAGTCTTTATCGTCTTTCAACTTAGTAGCACCTTGTTCTGTTTTCATCTTAAGTTCATTCTGTTTTAACTCAAGATCAGCTTGATTATTTTTAGCAACTTGATCAGACAATTGTTTAACTTGTGTTTGTGCTTCTTTAATTTGTTGTTCATATTGAGCAACTTGTTGTTGAAGATTCTGTAGAACTCCTTGAGATTCTTTTTGTTTACGTAGTGAATTAAGTCCACTCTCTTTAAATTCTGTTAGACTCTCTGTTGTGATTGTCTCAAACATTAATTCAGGATCTACTAATCCACCCTCCATTAATTTCATTGTAAGTTGTTTTATTAACTCTATATCTTTAGTGATTTCCGTAGAATCTCCTATATGAATATCATGATCTGTAAATGAAAGATGTTCTGGGAGTACTGTAAATATTCTTGTTAATCTATTACCTAGAATTAATGATCCCTTAAATTCTTTCTTAAGAGAAGATTTACATAAATCTAACATATCAGTTAACATCTCTTTTACAACGCCATCTAATGTATTGAAATATTGTTTAGTAATGACAGCAGAGTTTCTCATGCCAACTTGTACATTTGTTACAGCATCTCTCTGTTCTATATCTCCTAATTTTTCTCTGAAGACTCCTGTGATTGCTGAGCAAATATCTTCTGTTTGTGTTATAGCTAATTGTATAGCTTGTATTGCTTGTCCCGAGACTGTATCATCAAATCCAGCAAAAGTTGTATTCATAGGAACTCCTCTACCTTCTTGAGCAGAGTTAAATAAAGCTTTACCAGCTTTTTTATAAGCACCATGTTTAAGTAAACGTTCCTCCGGAGTAGTTCCTAAAAAGGTAGGTACTAAAGCCACATCAATCCAATCTCCTTTTACACCAGAGTTTGCTATTAGTGTGTCGCGGTACCAATGTAATATATCATACTTATCTTGTAGATTAGCAGTAGCTAATACCATGGAGAAAGGTTTACCAGTTCTAGATATCATCTGTACTCCATTAATAGAGAGATTACAACTATAAGGATCTTCCATACTTCTACATACAGTATCATCCTTACCCATTCCTAGATAAATTTCGCTACCAATTCTAGCACCTTTATATCTATCCATACGATAGAATGTTTTATTTCCAACCTCTACCTTATTATTTTCTAACCACTCTACATAATATACTGGATACTTATTGTATCCCATATAATTATCATTATAATAAGGATATGTACCTGGAATAGTGGTCTCAACATTACTAACTATTCCATTAGATTCTGCTCTTATATAAAATACGTTGTGTGAGAAATTATCAAGATTTACACCTTGTAATGCTGCTAAATCATCCTTAGACATGTCATCTCCGAACTCATTAATAATCTCTTCTTTAGACATATATTTTACATACACTATTCTTCTAGACTTATTAATATAATTTGAGTTAGGATTTGTCTCTGGAAATACATCAAATGGGTTTAATACATCTGTGGTTGGAACAGGAGATCCTTTCTTAACTCTAGGTTTATAATAACATTGACCGCCAATAAGTATATCTTTAAAGAGAAGTTCTCTTTTTAAATTTAGATTTATCTCCCTAGATTGCATGAAAAATTCTAGCATATTCTGTGCTGCAATTTCAAACTCAGAGATAAAATCTCTCTTTGTAATTTCTTTAAGTTTAGCTAATTCTTCTTCATTAGCTTTATCAACTGCTTCTTTACCTTCTCCAAAAATAGATTCAATATTATCAGACAGTTGTATTTTAATTCTATTTAATTCTTCCGTGTAAATAGCTTTTTGAGCTTCTCTCTCAATTTTGGAAAGAGTTTCAGAATCTTTACAGGTAATCTTTGGTTTTAATTTAGTCTGTAATAACTCTCCTATCAAAGCATCTACGTGTCTACGTACTAAAGGAATGAATTCTATCGCAGTGGAACTTCCAATCCCAAAGTTTTCTTCAAGATGACGGAATTGATCTTTATCTCTTATACAATTATAGTAATTATATGCTTTACGTAAATAGTCTTTATCGTGTACTAATTCTGTAATAGCTTTATCCACACAACCTTTTAAATAGTCTTCTGAGGATTTCTCTTTTTCTGTATAAGATTCTGAATCATTATAGTTAAATATATTCATTATTTGAATTTTGTTGTTTTAATCCTATTAAACCATCCATTTTTAAACACTATAAGTCTAGGATTTTTAGCTATAATATCTAAATAATATTTTTCTCTGGCTGCTTTATATTCTTTTATAATATCGCCAGTATAATTATTTGCAGCAGTAGTAGTCATATTACCTATAGAACCATCATCTTGTAGATTTAAGATTCTCTGTAATAACTTAACTGCTGTTTTTGTTCCTGCATTTACACCGTGGTCAAATATATTAAGTTTTAATTCCTCATTTACTAACCCCTCTAAATGCAAAGGATCCCAAAAGAACTTTTTATAAAGTCCCCTGGAATCTTCTACTGTAAGTGCTTTAATATCATCCCCATCTATATCTCCATCATGATCAATATCCCCATCTTTTAAAGATAGGTTCTTCATAAACAATAGAGATATTCCATAGTTTGTTTGACCTCCTGGGTCACTAGGGTGATTCACAAAACCTCCCTCATGTTCTAATATTACTGTAAAGTAATCATTAAATTCTTTCATAATTTGTTAGTATTAAGGGAGTTTATAATTTATTCTTCTACTAGAAAGTTATCTAATATATCAGACATATACCATACTAATGGTAAATGTTTTACCTCATCCTTTTGTAGTAAATATAATTTCACTTCATTATCTTTTAATAAGAATTTATTATACTCATCTACTAAATTTTTGTGTTCATCTTTCTCTTCTTCTGTTAGTTTGTTAAAACTGATTGAATAAAGAAGTGCACTAGGTGTTGTAGGTTCCTCTTTTAGAATATCCTCTCTAAAAGAATATATTTTTCTTTCTAATTCAACAAGTCTCTCTGATGTACTCTCTTGAATAAGTTTAATTTCTTTTTCTAAGATTCTTAAGTTTCTTTTTAATCCATAATGTAGATATTGACTTTTTATTTCGTTGTCAATTAAATACTTGATTAGTGTGTTCAAACCTTCATAGAGGTTTTTTGTCATTCCATGTGTCATATTAAAATTTATTAGTTCATTAATTTGCAAATATACTAAATTTTTTATTAACAAATAGAGAATACTCTAAAATTTTAGAGCATCTCTATTTAATTATTACACTGTTGGATTAAATACTAAATCTATTCTATCTTGCATACCAGTCATTACTGCAAAAAGATTTCCAGTTGACCAATTACCATTAACAGTCATATTTTTCTGACCATTTTTATTAGCATAAATAGTGATGGTAGTTCCAGCACCAACTGTACCAGTACCATCAGGAATAAAACTAGTTGCCTGCACTGTATTAGGAGTTTCACCTGATAAATTCTCATAAGTTATGTTAACAGTTTCTCCTACAATAGTTCCTACAATAGTCGTGTTAATCTTTTCTGTTTTTACTTCATTTTCCATTTTATTAATTTTTAAAGTTTATTTTCTAATTTTAATATCTTTTGTTTTTTAAATTTCCATTTATAACCTCCTGCTGTTTTACGTTTATTATTACAACAAAGAGAAATGTGTTTAAAATTTACTCCTGTGTTTTCATCTGCTTCACTCATACTATCAAATTCATTAATTATTTCTCCAGATAATTCCATTTGCATTACTGCTTTTTTACGTGAATTAATTCTGCCATTTGCATATGATTCTTTTATCACATCAGATAGCAATTGTTTTTGACTATCTAACATTGCAACACCTTTGTTTACTACTTTTCTACCTTTATTAGATTTACTTATTTTATCACCTGTTTCTTTTGAGATTTCTTTTTTAAGTTCTCCACCAGATGTTAAATTATAACCATTTAAAAATGTATCATATAGTAAAATAAATGCGACTTCATTCAATTCTAAATCTAATCCTTCATACAATATTGATACAGTAAACTTTTTATACTTTCTTATTGCACTATATATTGCAGAAGAATATTGTGGTTTGTTTTTATTCATTGAATTAGATAAATGCATTCCTAATCTTGCTTGGAATTTTTGAGTTGTTAATCCTATGTATTTCTTTCCATTATCAAAAGTTAAACAATAAACTACATTCTTTTTAAGTAAATCATTTTCATTTATAAATACAGTTATTCCATAACTAATTTTTTCTATCATTTTTTAATTCCTCTATTTGTTTGGTTAACTCTTGTATTGCCTTAACCAAAACGGGAATTAATTCTTCCTTCCTAGCTACTAAATACTTATCATCTATTATTTTACTTACTAAGTAAGGATTAATTTTTTCTAATTCTT